GGATCACCCCTCTCCGTTCAACCAAGGAGCTTATATGCGCTACTATTCGTCCATCGGGAAAACTCTCATCGTTCGTGGAAACGAAGGATGTTATTTTTCCAAACATACGAGCAATCGTATAGCACGGGCCGTCTCCAATGTACTGAAGTTTGATCTCCGTCAGGAGCGTGTTGTTGTAAACATGCTTCATGCCGGTGATCACTTTCTTCAGGACAACCTGGAGAAGACTTATGCTACCCCAGCCGAAGTAGGAGTAATCCTACGACTACAGGGGTGGATGCTTGCTTCGAGCCGTGAGGCTTTCGTCGCTAGCAACCTCAACGAGGGTCTGATAGTGGTCATACTCGCCACCTGGGTGAGCGAAGAGATCTGGCACAAGAGGCTTGGGCAGACTGCCGTGAAGGATATCCCTTGGGAAATCCTCCCGTACAGTTTTGTACTGCCTTCTCTTGAGCCAGAATCGTGATCCCCCCTCTAGGTGCTTAATTGCACCGTCGGCCGTGTCCTTGACACGACACAAGGTCTAACCCACCTACCTTAGCCAGGAGATTCTCTATGAGGCAAAATCCGGAATTAGTTCCCTTGGGTGTGTGTATTACGTCGAGTTATCATGACGGAAACCTCACATCCTACAGCGAAATTCCAACCTCGACCCACGGGCAATACCTGTGGAATCGAGGGTACAGCTCGGTTAATACGCCTGGGTTTCACAACCTTCGTCGTCTTAAACGCCCCCTACCATTCAATAGTCATTCCGTAACAGGGATGATGAATGAACAAGGAGGATGGTCTTCCCACAGTTCGCATTGGGGCTACAATGAACGCGGAATTCGTGTTCAACTGGACTCCGATTCGTCTTCTGTTTCGAAGATAGCTGTTTACGCTTCAGGAATCAATGCCGATTACTACCCTCTTGCTGGGGCACGTAGTCAGGCCGAAAACCGACTTCGCGAGATGGTCGGTGGTCTTACAGCTAACATGGCGCAGGCTTTCGCCGAGCGCCAGCAAACTGCGAGACTCATCGAAAATTCCGTGAATCGTGTTTTACGGGTTGGACGCGCACTGAGACATGGCAACCTTAAACAGGTTCGTTCTTGTCTTGGGTTACTCCCAACCGCGCCGGTGTACAACCGGTTTGGCAGGAAGATTCGTGATGGTGTCCCTAATTCGGATGTCGGATCGTTGTTCCTGGAGTACAAGTATGGCTGGTCACCGTTGATGCAAGACGTTTATGGGTCGATAGACCTCTTAACGAAGAAGATCACGGCGAATGAAGGCCTGAGCGTCCGAACTGCTGGAAAAGCCTACGAAACAACTGGTCGAGATGACAGTTTGCTGCCAAGATGGAGCGCGGTTAAGAGCACAGTCGCAAGACTGGGCTTCAATATCCACTGTCAGTCGGAACTTGTTGCGTTAGCTGGCCAAACCGGCATCAGCAACCCAGCTTTGTTGGGCTGGGAACTCGTACCGTTCAGCTTCGTAGTAGATTGGTTCCTCCCGGTTGGAAACTTCCTGGAGGGGTTATCTGCTTACGATGGATTCAACCTTTCAAACGGTTGGATGTCTGAACGGACTACCTTCACGTATCTGGGAGGCTATGGGAGCAGTACCTGGAATGGTAACTACTTCCACCTCATGACCTCTGGAGTGAGAAAAGCCCGAGGCTTCTCGTACTACCGGACAACCATTGCGTCCCCACCTTTAGAGGTCCCCTCTTTGAGGAGTCCTTTGAATTTGAAGAACAGTGCTGACCGGGTTGCGACGAGCCTTAGTCTTCTGACGTCCCTTGCGAAAGGGTCGCCAGCTAAACCACGTCTCCGTGGTTTCTAGAGGTTCCAACAGGATACACCAACGTTCGCATCGAAGATGCGACATACCTTTCCACAAGGAAATCATGGCTGCACAAGCAAACATTGTCATCAACGATGGCAAAGCTACACCCGTGGCACACACCTTCACTGCCCGCGGCGCCGATAAGGCAAAAGCGGAATGGAAGGAAGTGACCAACGGCGTGCCTATCGGCATGCCGACGCTCACCATGACGTTGCGTGAGACCTTTGGTGACAAGGGCAAGAACGACGTCGAACTCCGGTTGGGGCTTCCCGTAATGGAAGTCATCTCCGGAGCCGACGGCGGCTATACCCCTGTTCCCAAGGTCGCATTCACGTCGTGGGGCGTGGTGCAGTTCACCCTGCCCAACCGTTCGTCACAGGCCGACCGTAAGGACATTCTTGCACTTCTGAAGAACGCCCTCGCGAACGTGGCTGTGACGGCGGCGGTTCAGGACCTAGAGCGCCCCTATTAAGGCGCACTTCATGACTTTCACACCTCCACAAGGAGTATGAAAATGTACGTTGCCGTTCACAAGAACGCAGTGCTCGTCCGTCAAGGATGGGTTGTAGTTATGTATCATTATCTCGAGCCGGGCACCAAGTTCTGCGGTGATTCAATCACCGTCGGTCTTGGAGGCCTGACTCTTCATGACGATACATACAACCGTCCTCTGACAATGGGCGAGTTGGGCACGCGAATCCTCAAGGATGTCGCGGGCCGCACGTTTGTCTTCGGATCAGGTTCGGTGGCTGGGCGGTCTTATCAACCGTCTTTGCTCCGTGCGCTTGACCAAATTCACCCGTTTGTTTACACGAACGGGACCGAATTCGTCACTCGCTTTGACCTGTATTTCGGAGACGACCATGAAGTATCGGTCAGCTGAGGGTAGTCGCGGTTTCGAAACCCGACGACCTAAGCCGAAGAGTCCTGCCGAAATCGAGTACCCTTCTTGGGCGCTCGGCAAGGCTTTCAAGACTCTTTGCTCAATGTCCTCATCCTCTGTGGGTCGCACTGCTTACGCTCATTACTCGAAAGGGGAATGGGCGAGGCTCTGCAGTCTCGAGGTTAACCCTCGTGATTACAGAAAACGATCCGTCCTTGAATTCGCTGTCGACTACCAAATCGTCTCTCTCTTCAAGAAATATGAAGGGTTCGAAGGTGAGGTGGTTGACCCAAAGGTGAAAGCCCTTGGGAAATTCCTGGAATCAGAAGAAAGGTGTCGCCTTACCAATGTCACGTTTAGAAACCGGTGGGAGGGGATTACCCATTTCCCTTTCCATGTTGAGGAGAGCTTTTGGCTCGCCAAACAGAAAATCCGGTCTATACTCGGACGGTTCGATTGCGACAAATTCATTGAGTCGTGCCGATTCGGCCCTGGTGTTGATTTAGGAATCCATGACGAAACGAAAACGTCATCCTACTTCAAATACAAAACACCAGGTCATGCTACAAGCGGAGCCATCTGGGTTCTTGAGAATTACTTCAAGGACGACAGAAGGTTAGAGTACAGTCATACCGCGAGGTATGTGTCCTCCTCCGCTCTCTTCTATGTACCCAAGAAATGGGACGAGTATCGAACTGCAGCGAAAGAACCGCGTTGGAACAGCTTTCTCCAAC